TCGTTGGGCTACTCACGGATCGGAGACTGTAGATAACTGTCATCCGTTTAGTTTGGGTAATGATCCAATGAGTGTTATGGGTCATAACGGTATTCTTCCTGTCAAGATTGACAAGAATGATGATCGTTCAGACACAAAGGTTTTTGCCCAGGACATTATGCCTGCAATCGGTGGAGTCACTTCATTAGATGATGATGAATACTTCAAAAAATTGGAGACATGGGCAAAGGGTTCAAAGTTAGTTTTCTTAACTCTGAATGAAGATGCAAAATATCCGTTCTATATTCTCAATGAAAAGGATGGTCACTGGGATAAAGATATTTGGTGGTCAAACTATTCATACGAATACAGCCGATACACATACAAACCATACAAGGGTATGTATTCGTCTGCTGGTTGGGATGACTGGGACTACGGATACCAATCATATTCAACTCAACCTGCAAATCAACCCGTGATTGATGATGATAATGATGAAGCACAAATAGAAATTGATGACATGTTTAATCAGTTTGGTGTGTTCATGACAGCGTTAAGCAAAGATGAATCGCTTCTCGAATGTTATTCATGTGCGCATTCAGAGCATGTTGCTTCAGATGAAATATTCACTCATTGTCCACAATGTTTCAACTGTTTGCATTGTGGAACAAGCAAGGACTGCATGTGTTGGGATGCACTATATGAAAATTATTATGTAGATGCATACAACCATGCACATGAGTTGGAAACAATTACTACTACACACCCAAGTTTTTACTAGGAGAACATTATGACAACAATTAAACTAATCCCATCTACAATGGAGTTTGAAGTATCTGTTGATAGCGCATCAATGCCATCACTATTCAATCAGTCGATGGAAACAACAATCGTTGAAGAGATCACTCGTCAACTTGATGGAAAACTTCCAAAACAAGAAGAAATCGTCAATGAAATCAAGGAAAATCGAGAGTATTCACGCAAAATCCGTGATTGGGTGCTGGAAGAAATTGACTACCATGACATAGCAGAGCGTGCTACACAAGAGATTAGTTATGAGCAGATCGCAGAACGAATCATGGACTCGGATGCTTGGCAATTCGATTCACTGATTACACAACTGACTCGCAATGCACGTTTCATAAACATGGTTCAAACAGCAGTAAGAAATTGTGTTATGACTTCAGATGTAACAGATCATATTGAGCATGCTGTTGAAAATCATGTAAATGCAATCAAGAATGATGTTGCAGATCAAGCGGTGAAGATCATCAACAATCGTCTTAGTGGCGGTGCGGATGTCTAAAACGCTACCAATATTCAATATATACAAACCTAATTTCATGCAACAAGGAGCATGCATCGGGCAGCCAATGCGCTGGTGGTTCCCTGAACATGGAGATGGAAAACTAGCGCAAGAAAATCTTGCAACAGCAAAACAAATATGTAAATCATGCCGTGTAAAACTGCAATGTTATGAGTTCGGAACACGAACTAGTTCATGCGGTGTATGGGGTGGTATTACTTTAGATCGTGGTCGCCCGACCCGGAGAGGAAAGAACCGTGCTAAGTAATATGCAAGATAACTTAATTCATATTGACAGAGAAATCGCTAATGCGCTAAAAAAAACACATGATAATAACTTCTATTTACCAGAAGCAATTCTATTCGGTATTGAAACTTTCATTGGAGAACCTCCGCTAATTGTTCCTGTTGATAAACATGCAGACATATACGACATGATGTATTCAGAAAATACCGCAAAAGAAATATCGGTATATACGAAGTTCGCAGTCGTTACATGCGGATGGGCAGCACCAATAGAAGATGAAGAATTGGAAGAAAATTCGTTACCTCCTTCAGAACATCCTGAAAAAAAAAGAGTAAGACTGTGTGTGCTGTATGCAGATGGTAAAATCAATACAGCCCTTACATTTGAAGGGGATAAAGAACCAGACCTACAAATGGGTAACGGAAGCGGAGATCTTAAAGAAGCAATTTTCGATCTCTATAACCGTTCACGGCAATATAACAAGAGAATCTTAAATGATTAGAACTATGTGGCTACCAACATTGGAAGTACCAATGAGTGTCATGAACATGATCGACACAGTAGAAGCAATCAATAAAGAAACAACAAGACTATTACAACACTACGTCAGAACAGACGAAGAGTTAGAAAAGGATACATACGAAAAATTAAATTCGTTAATATCAACTAAACATGAAATGGAAACCATTCTCATGGAGGCTCTAAAGGAGTAACAATGCTCAGAATTCTTCTTGCATCAATAATTACTTGGATACCAGTAAATGACACAGATCAATACATTTACTCATCACCAAATAATGAGGCATCTATAACTATCCCCAAGAACGCCAAGTGTCCACAGTGGTGGAACATGGCGCTATCGGTTGGCTGGTCTGCAAAGAACATGAAAATGCTCGACACAATTATGCATCGAGAATCAAAGTGTAACTTGCTTGCCAGAAACCGTCAAGATCCAAACGGAGGTAGTTTCGGGTTAATGCAAATCAATGGATTCTGGAAAGATTATTGCGATCTAAACAAGAAAAAAGATCTCATTGATCCTAGCATAAATCTTTCTTGTGCGTTAGATGTATTCACCTACGCCCACAACAGGCACGGCAACGGCTGGGGTCCTTGGAGGGCAGAAGAATAAGATCTGGGTCTGGCGGCCCGGACGGTTACTGAGGGTGGGGTACTTATCCCTTTCTTTCCTCACCCTCTTTAACCACCCCCTACACACCCATACGTGTCCCTTGTGATATCGTGGGGGGAATCAAAGGGGGGCACTGATAATAGCCCTTACACAAAAGTGCGACCAACCCACTGGGGTTGGCGCACACGACCAATGGAGTCATGATGAGAATAGAAAATGATAACGGTTCGTCCGTTGATCGTATTTATATAAGGCAATCGTGGCTCGGAGACGCTCTTATGTGTCCTGAAAGAGCACGACTAACAGAGTTGCATCCAACCGCTAGGAAAGAAAACGATTCAGCAATGATGGGTACTGCTGTGCATACAGGCATTGAAGCAGTACTTAACAGTGTTATTGATCCTAGTGAAATCGCTAGTTATTCGGTTAATGCGTTCCGCTCCAAGGAACAAGACCTGTGGTCGAAGGGACAGAAAATCAACATCACTAACACTGAGCCCAGGAACTGGGACAAGCATATTGCTTCTATGGCTGATGCTTGGGTTAGAGATATCATGCCGTCTGTACCCCAAGGGGGTCAGACGGAATACAAGTTCACTACCAAAGTTGGTGGTGTGGACAACCCTTTATTCCAGTATGAACTCTGGTTTGAGGGAACAATGGACTACATTCACCCAACAGGTATTTGGGACTGGAAAACTGCTGCACGCAAGTACAGCGAAATGGAAAAGCAAACTCAAAACATTCAGTCTGCTATTTATGCAGAGTCTGCAAATAGGCTGAATTTAGTGGGCTATCCAACCGAATTTAATTTCGGGGTTATGATACGTAATGGTTCTTCTACCGGTCAGATTCTCACTATTGACAGAAAGCCTGAACACGGTAATTGGATTATTACGCAAGCAATTTCTATCATCAATAGTATATTGTTGAGCAAGATTTATCTTCCATCAGAACGATGGTTGATAAATGACCAGCACTTTCTCTGTTCAAAGAGATGGTGTCCAGTATGGTCAATGTGCAAAGGCTCGTTTATTGACGAGTCAACTAACAACGCTGAGGAGGCGTAATCATGGACAAAGACAGAGCAATCATCACACAGGTCTGTGCAAAAATTGCAGCAGATCTAACAGATAAACAACTAACAGTAGAAGAACGAATTGGCGAATTCGCTATTATTTTTTCTTCTATCACAGACATCATGATCGAGGAGATTTATGGTGAGGACAATAAGGTCATTGAGCAAAACAAGAATGTTGTTGCAATGGTTAAGGATGCTTTCAAAGCAGAGGAAATCATTGTAGAAAAATCTGCAACGTCAACTTCAGATGGAGTTGTTGTTAAGGGTAAGCAACATGGTCCTCTTCCTGATTGGTTGATCAAGGCTTGCAAGCGTGATGGTGTAACGACTGTGTATGACAATCGTGATTCACTCGCTCTAAATCCTAAGCGTCCTTCATTCAAGGCTGTTGACGCCGAGAAGGCTTACTGGCCACCTCGGAGCCGTTAATGCGTTTATCAGCAGAAGAAATATCTGCTGGTTGGGAGTCGGTGGAGAAACAGCACCCCATGGCTGTTTCTCCACACTCCGAATACAGAATGTATTCACCTCTTTCTGAAGCCGCAGATTCATTCGTTAGATGGGCGCAATCTCCACAGGACAGAATCCATTTAGGGATTCCTAAGATAGATCAAGAACTTCGGGGCATTGCTCCTGGTGAAATGTCAATCATGCTGGGCTTTGCTCATGGTGGTAAAACATTAGTGCTGTTAAATGCACTTCGTGAGAATCGTGACAAACATATAGCAATGTTCATTCCTGATGAACCAAGACAATTAGTGCTAACCAAGTTGGCTTGCATACATCACCGGATAGACGCTAGAGAACTTGAAGCAAGAGTTGCGATTGACGATCAAGACGCAATCAATTTGCTTAGACAAACCGCTGAAGAGGATTTCCCTAATCTTGCGGTATTCGATCAGCCTTTAAACGCTTCAGATATGGAGCGTGCTTACAACGAGTTGTGCGACCTTTGGGGTCGTGTGCCAGAACTTGTTGTAGTTGACTATCTTGACCTTGTGGAAGCAGGAGAAACTGTTCCCGACAAAGCAACCTTCTTAAAGGGTTTCGGTCGTAGACATGACATTCCAATGCTTGTATTACATCAGACATCACGCACCGCAGGTGCTGACGGAAAGAAGATGACCATGAGTTCTGGTGCTTATGGTGGCGAGCAACAAGCCACAAGCATTATCGGTGTTCGTCGTAAGAAATATCAGATTGCTCATGAGATCAATGAGTTGATCGAAAAATTAGATCGTACTCATTCAGATAGAACTCAGGACAGGCTCGATTATCTTCGTCATGAAGCGCTAATGCATGAGCATACGTTGACTGTTAGTTTGCTTAAAAACAAACGGCCAGCGGGTCAACTTGTTGACGACATTGACTTTGAGTTAGATGCTGCAACAGGTCGTTTAACGTATCTCAATGGTGCTTTACCAACTCAATATCAGCAAGGTCAGATGTATGAATGATGGAATAGAGATGTTCATGTCCCTGTTCGGGGGTCGTATTGATGCGTACGGCACTTGGGATGGGGGCTGTGAACGTTCCAGTGTGTCTTATGAGACATTCGCTAGACATCTCTACGGTGAAGAACTAATCGGTATCTACCCTCTGACCGATGGTAATTCTGTTAAATGGGGTTGTTCGGATATTGATATTGATGATATCGATATGGCCGTGAACCTTCAGACGGCTTTCGCCGTTAAAGGTTTGAAAACTTTTATTGAAAAAACCCGTAAGGGTTATCATGTGTGGATGTTCGCTAATGACTGGGTTCCTGCGACCACAATGCGGAGAGCCTTCCTTGTGGCACATGATGTGATCGGTGTGCCTCCCAAAGAAGTCAACCCTAAGCAAGAGGTGTCCAGTGGTCTGGGCAACTATGTACGTTTGCCGTACCCAAATGGCATGAATGAAATCCCTGAAATAAGGTATGCAATATTCCCAGATGGGTCTGCCATGACATTGCAAGAGTTTCTCAAAGAAGCAATGGATTCAAGGGTTTCGATCAAGGATCTTGAACCTCTCGCAGAGAAACACAAACAAAGAAGTCGGGCTGTGCTAACTCCTACCCCTACTTCTACTTCTGTTTATCAAGCATTGGATAAAGCAAATGGTTATATTGCGTCTATCTGGCGCAATGGTCCACTACCTAATTCTGACCGGTCAAGTACCTTGATGCGCATGTGTCATTACATGCGTGAGTTCGGTGTTCCAATCAACGAAGCGTTCATCATTCTTGTGGACGCAGACAAGCGGTGGGGCAAGTTCCACGAACGGCCCGATGCTGTGTTACATTTGACAAAAATGATTGAAGATGCATTCGGCAAGGACTACGAGTTCAAGGAGGATTTTAATCCGTGAAAAAGTTTCAATATCATCAGATGATAAAGATTAGACCTATTGCTAAAGGTCGCCCACGATTCAATATGAAAACTGGTAATGCTTATACTCCAGCCAGGACTAGAGAGTATGAGAAGTCAATCAAAGAATCCTATAAAGGTCCGATGTTTGAGGATCAGTTGCTTTCGGTTAAGTTGCGTTTCACTGTTGATGGAACAGAACTTCTTATCGAGCCGTTGATTCTTAATCCAAACGTAGAACAACCTAAATCTAAATTAACTTCAGATATTGACAACTATGCTAAGGCGGTTTTAGATGCCCTTAATGGGGTTGCTTATAAAGATGATAAACAGGTTGTTTCTTTGTATCTGGAAAAAGCATGAAGAAGTTGAGGTACATGCGTTGTGGTCCAATTACCACAACAAAAGCAGACGGAACAAAAACGGTTGAGTATGTAGGTACAAAAGAAACCATCACAATTATTAAAGCCGGACGAAAGAAAGCAAAAAAGCATGAAGCCAATTAGCAAACCTTTCAGTCTTGATCATTACAACCAAGATGATCCTGCAAAAGAAATCTTCTGTGACTGGTTGAGGTCGCAAGGTTATGAAGCAATAGTCAATCCTGATAAATATGGGATTGATGTTTTGACTAATTGGTTTGGCGAAGACACTGGTGTCGAAGTTGAAGTTAAACATAATTGGAAGGGAAGTTATTTCCCTTTCAAAACTATTCATTATGCTGCAAGAAAATATAAGTTTTTGTCAGGTAACAAAGAAGTTAGGTTTGTTACTTTCAATCATGACAAGAATCGTATGATTGTTGTTGATGGTAAAGAGTTTGTCAAAATAGTTACTAAAGAAACAAAGTACACTAGTGACGAGACTTTCTACGAAATTCCAATTGACAAGGTACAATTCGTAGATATTGCGTAATAGAGACATACATCTCTCTCCAGCACAAGAAGCAACGCTTCGGGTTGCTAGGAGACCAGAAACGCCAATTGAGGCGTTGATGATGGCCCCTGCCTTTGAAGACGTTAAAGAGTCTGTGCAGGAACTGCAACCTCTTCGGGAAGCAGTCGCTGACTGCATCGACAAACTAAATGATCAAGATCGTTTCATTGTTGACGCTGTTAACTCAGAAATGGTTTCTTTAGAAGAACTTGGCAAAAGGCTGGGGGTTTCCAAACCCCATGCCTGGAGGTTACGGAATGCAGCATATGAGAGGCTGGCAGTCCATCTCCGTGCCCACCCCTATTTATCGGAAAGGTTTAATTTAGATGAGGACGAATCAGATGACAATAGGGTTTGATAGTGCAGTCAATATTGAGGAAGTCGCTAGGGTTCTTGCATCGCATTTTGGGAACGCTGATGTGGGCCGTGGAATATCGGAAAACGGTTTGCCGTTCGGGTGCATACATATTGCTAATAAGAAAGGCAAGAAAAATGTCCGATGAATGGATATATGAGATTGCTCCTGCAGATCAAATAAATTCCATTAATAAAAACGCAGATAAAACAATCAAGAATATGTCGGGTGGCGTAAGTATCGTTTTGGGTACGGACAATCAGTCCGCTGTAGATTTGTGTCAGACTTGGGGTAGAGCGTTAAATGGCGACCCAACTGCTTGGATCAGGATCTCATCTTTTATGTCGGGTATTATTGAAACGATAGAAGAACATTTGTTGGAAGAAAATATCAATCCATATGACGTGGAGGACTAATGAAATCAGTTAAATCAGAATGGACTTTAGTAGCAATTCATTGGCGTGATGCCTTTGACGGTGAAAACGGCTGGACAGATTTAGAGAAGTATTCTCCTACTGAAGCAACTGTTGTCACCGTCGGGTGGCTCATTCCTGACATGCTTAAAGGTTATGTAACTCTTGTTAATTCATACTTCCCTGATGAAGTTGATGACCCCAAAACAGTTGGTATGCCAATCCATATTCCTGTTGGAATGGTTATTCAAACAATTGTTTTAGATCAACCTTTGGTTTCTATTCTTGATCCAGAGGAGTCGGTTCAGGAATCACAAGATTCGCAAACGCTTCCCGCATTTTTGCCGGGTCATCAGCCATCTCAGGTGAAATCTCAAAATGAAGCCAGTCTCCTGAACCCCCACCGTGAATAGTTTCTTTTTTGTAGTTCAACCATGCGTTACGATCACACATCCATGCACGTCCATGTGGCTTGACTAGATAATCAAATATTGCTTCAACGCCTAATAGTTCTGCGTTAGCCACAATAATCTTTAGCACTCGTAGTGCTTCCATTCGACCGTTCTTGATGCCCTTCTTTGGTGGCATGTGCCGGTACGACAGGTCTACTGCTCGTCCTGTTGCGTGAACGGAAAGTGATTCTTTTCCACGCATTGGGCGAACGCCCCAGTCGCCATTATTCCAAAGCGCACCATTGGACAACTTAATTGTCTCATCAATAAATACTTTCATTCCTGGACGCAAACCCTTTGCGGCTCCATCCTTGTTGCCTGTGTATAGTCTCTTCTTCATGTTTCTCCTTAGTTATATTTTCTTACTGGTGAACCCAACCAAGATAGCCATGCGTTCAATTGTGTGGTGTCTTCCGTACCAAACAATCTTTGTGCCTGTCCTACTGGTGTAACTACGCCTTTCAAAGCAGACATAAGTCTGTCTTGATTGTCAACAAAATCTTTTCCTGTGAAGAAACTCTTACCCAATGCCTGCTCTGCTGGCACCTTAAACACAGGGTTGACCTGATTCAAAAGTTTCAAAGGATTTGAAAGATCTTCTACTGTTGGCCCAATTCTTGTAAATCCAAAGTCTGGCAAAAAATTCAATCCATCACCAAATGGCAACTTGAATGCACCAAGTTTTGCAATAAATGGATTTATATTTGCATCGTCCTGCGGTCGATCACCACGGAAGTTGTCTATAAAGTTTTGGTAAATCAAATATGGTTTAGGATTCAACCACATGTTTGTAACTTGCATATGCATGTTTCGTGAGGTCCACAACCAGAACGGAATAAACTGCCTCATTGCTTTATCTAATTTTGACAAGTCTTCGTAGTCAAAGTAATAACGCTTAACCCGTGCTGCAGCCATACCAGCATCTGCTCCACGTATTGCAGAGTCAAATGCCAATATAAATCTGTTGTAGTTATCGGATGCTTGACCGGCATTTTGATTCAATCGAATTAACCAGTTATCGTAAAAACGACTACCTGCAGTGGCATCTTTAAATGTAGAACTAAAGATACCACCACCCGAACCGAGTGAGCCAAGGCGAGCGGTTCGAAGTGTCTCGACCATTTCTGGTGCAGTCCTTCCAACAAACTCTAAATATTCTTCCCAAGTTTTTCCTGCTTTAGAAAACTTAAGCCAGTTAAAATATAATGGAGTTCCTTTGATTACGTTTTCCATTTTTGCATCAGCAAATGTCAAAGTCATTGCGTTAGCAATTGCGTTTCTCACATGGAATCCTGGACTCAAAGTTACGTAAGCCTTAAAAAACTTTGTGTAATCACCAATGTAATACTGCAATGCTCTAATCCATAATGGATCTTCGATTCGTGCTGCAGCATCCCAAAGAGTCTTAAACTCTGGTGACACTTGTAGTCCAGGGAAATACTTGGAATGCAAGATTTCCCATCCGTCTTTAAGATCTTTTGTTGTCTGTCTAATTGCTCTTGCAGGTAGACCAATATCAGATACTGTTCCGTCTGGCATCATGAATGTTCCATCCGGTAGCAACTGTGCACCTAAACCTTTTTCAAGATTTGATGCAGCGTAAACCATTCGTTGGTCAAACTCTGCTTCACCCATTCTTATAAATGCATCATTGAACTGTGTTTCAAGTTGTATCTGGTTTAGTATGACTGCATCAATGGCATCTACTTGTGACTTGTTTCCAATATGCTCGGCCAGTGCCTTCGCATCTTGCATTGTTTTCTTGATGACTTCTAGTCGGTCATAGAAACTTCCCTTGCCAGATCCAGTGTCGGCCACAGCCTTGGCTGCAGATGATGGACCAAGTTTTTGGTTATTGATATCTACAGTTGTGCGAATCTGTGTGTCATCAATCATCTTTAATACTGAGTCCAATTGAGTTTGGATGTCGGCAACCTTTGCCGGATCCATATCTTGGATATTCTGTGGAGCATTAAAAGCATCTATTGCTTGTTGTGCTCTTGCTTTTGCTGCTTGTGCTTGCTTGTCTAGTACTTCAAGCGGACGTCCTGCGGCTGCTCTAAGGTCTGTTTCAAGTTGGTTCATCGGGTCGGCGGGTATTTGAGTTTCAATTGTAAATCGTGATTGCTTTACTGGTTTCGCTGTAAGCAGTCGATCAACAACGTTGTCGCCTCGTTGTCCCTGATAATTAGGGTTAGGTATCTTCTTGCCTTGCTTGTTCAAGATAAACTCTTCAACACCATTGGCGTTTTTGCGAGTTAAGAATTCTTGTTGGTCAAATGCTTGTCCAACGTTTTCTGCTTCAGAAGTTACTTTAAATGTTCCTGATGCAGTTGTACTTTTCGCTGCAACTTCTTCTGCTTGTCCAGCCCTAACAACAACTTCATAGTTCTTGTTAAATTCTTCTGCAATCCTTTCGGATTCGGTAGAAATAAATTCGTCAAACTCTTTGGTCTTGGCTTTAAGGCCAGCACGTTCAGCCCTTACTGCTGCAACTCTTCGTGCTATGTCTGCACGTTCTACACCTGATAATGGTTTTTCTCCTGCTTGTGCAAGACGAACGTTAAGAACTGCTTCACGCTCTCGAAGCAACCTTCTTGCTTTCATACCTTCTGTGGATGGTGTCGAAATCTTCTGTAAACGCATTTGTTTCAACAAAGCAACTTGTTCTTCTAGTTGTTTTACAGTCATTTGTTCAACTGGAACGGCATTTAGAATGCGATCTATTTCTTGTTCAACTTCTTTTAATGAACCAAGTTTTATCTTCTCCGAAGTATTCAGAGTTCTTGTAGCGTCTTCCGGCAATACAACTCGTGATGGTATGTCCGTGACATTGCCAGCATCATCAAGACGGATATCCCTAAAAGTAACCATGTCACCAGATTGTGGTTGATCTAATACTTTGCCAGTTGCCTTAATGTCGGATTCAATCTGCTGTGATTCAAGATCAGCAATAATTGTTTTATAACGATTTAAAATCTCATCAACGTTCAAAGGAATGTGGTCGGAAGCATTTGCTGTAGTTTCATTTGCAAGTCTTTCAACTTCACGCAACCTAGTAATCACACCATCAACAGAACTTGTAGCATCAAGCGCACGTTGTGACTGCTTCTCTGCAATAACTCTTGCACGGTAAGCATTGATCTTTGACAGATGCTCATAAGCATCAGTCTTTTCCCAAGCACCAAGAATGTTTTTCCTTCGTGCTGCAACAACTTCACCAGACTCCAAAATGCCTGGATTCATTTCTGCAAGATGTTTAACCAAACGTTTTACGGCAAGTTCAGAAGATATCTCCTGTGCACCGACTTCGGTAAACTCAACCGGAGATGTAACACGTAAAATCTCTGGTCTTTTTGCGTATTCCATTATTCGTGCAAGTTTGCCTTGCACTCCAGAATTCAAGTCAGCACCCCAAGTAAGAAGATTCCACTCTTCGGGTGTAAACGTTATTCCTGTATCACCCCAAGTGACACTACTACCATCTATCGCAGAAAGACTATGCACCGCATTGGCTCGTGACTCAACACTCTTGAACACGGGATAAGCATCGGAGTTCATCAACTCATCAACAACTAACTGCGAGTTAGAAACTTCGTCCACAACTGGGGTGCCCAACTTGGTGGCCCTTTTCTTGCCATCATTCAATATGGTCTCTGTGGCCGCAGCACCCAATTCGGAATCAGCAAATGCTTTTGGTCCATATCCAATAAAACTTTCAGCAAGATTTTTTTGTTGATCAAGTCTTGCCTGCTCTTGCAATATTCTTAATTCAAGATTACGTGGTCCCCTAGAAAGAGCCGCTTCACTAGTTGTCCTCATGTAATCGTCAAGGATTTTGACCATAATTTCGTTTGCAGATGTTTGTAAATCTTGGAACAAGATTCCGTTATCCAAGAAGAAATTATAAAGTGTGGCATTCTCTGGAAGAGTTATGTCAAAGTTTGCCGGCAACTTGCCAGAGTTGTCGAGCAATAGATTCATAAACGCAGAATGATTCTCATCAAATGTTTTAAGTGCATCTTCAGCACCACGTTTAATTGGAACCCAAATATCTGCAAAAGAATCTTCAAGAAATTTACGCATCATTTCTTTGCGCCCAGGATAATCACTATTCATTAATGTATTAAAATTAGATATTAGGGTTTCTCTTATGTCTGCATGTTTAATTTCTGTTTCAGCAATAAATGCTCTAATGTTTGAAACTTCTTGATTCAATTCTGCATACTGTTTTTCAACAGCCTTTAAAACTCTTTGTTGACGAGCCTTGAATGAACCCCATGATTTTCTTTGTGTAGAACTAAGTTGTGTTAATTCTGCTGTTTCTTTCTTTACAGCAATCTCAACCTGTGCAGGAGTTTTACCAGTAGTCCTTCTAGTTGATTCTTCAAATAAGTTCTGAAGATAATCTCTTTCATTCTTTAATCTGGTGCCAACAGCAAATGGCCCGTCTGTACCTTTACGCCCAAAACCTTTTGTGGTTAATTGTTTAACTCTTTCAAAATCACCAGTTTTAATTGCGTCAAGAATAAATGGTTCTGCATTCCTTGCAAGAATCTCATCAATAACATCATCACCAATAGTTATGTTGTATTGCCTTAAGATGGAATCCATCTGGGTGTACTCTGCCCATGCTTTTTGTTGTAGCCAAATATCTTGCATCATACGTGCTGCACGTTGTGGATCATTTTCAATAAGACTCTTAATAATTCTTAATTGTCCTGCTTCGTTTGCAATAGCACCATTCATATGATCTTTCATAATCAATGATGTTCCATTAAAGTCAAATTGATTTTGCGATATTCGAGCAAACAAATAATCAGCGGAATCTCTTGCGGTTTGATTATCAATGTTTCCAACAAGAAGTGCTGAAAGAATTCCTTCAAATTCTGCATCATCCATCTGAGCAACTTTCTTGCTCATCCATGGATAGCGGGTGCCGGCACTAACCGGCCCCCACTCTTTAGCAACCTGCTGTGCGGTTTTGCCACCAGCAAGTGTGTCGGATATCTTGCGAAGATTTTCATATAAAGATTTACCACCAAGATCCATATTGGAACGCAAGGAGGAGATAACTGTATGTACATCTTGGTATGCAGACATTGATCTTTCAAAAGCCTGAATACCATTTGAGTAATCCGAATAACGTTGCTGTATCTCAAACAATCTCTTAGGATCAACATCACCAGTCAAAGAAGCAATCTCATTCTTTATTGTTTCTAGTTGACGAGCAAGATCATCTCTTTGCTTCATGATCAAAGAAAAGTTGTTTATGTTGTCTGTATTCTCAATAGAAAAAGACTTCAAGGCTTCATCGTAAAGTCGTGTCTTTTCTACAGAGTCAAGTACTGCAGCCTCCATGGCTTGTTTCAAGGCAAGCACGTCTGTAGAAGGCATTGTGCCATCGGCAAGGGCGGTCATAGCGGTCTGTAAATCGCCGTATAGCCCTCTCAGAGCCTCTCTAACGGTGTGTAATCCACCGGCTGCACCGTTGGACAAGTCCCAAAGAGCCTTCTGGGCATCCTCCAAAGCCTGCTTAGGGGCATCAACCATGACCTGCTTCAAATATGCAGGATTTAAACCGTAAGCCTTTTCAACTGTAGCCAAGAAATCTGGTCCAATTTGAATTCCCTTTTTAAGCATTTCAAAATGTCCAACCTGCTGACTGTAAGCCTGAATGTAATTGGAAAAAACTTGACGAATGTCTGTTGCAAACAAATCAAAGTTAAACCCCTTCCATCCTGCGTCCACAAGTCCACGACTTGCAGCCCAGTCAGCAAATTCACCAGTTGGGTTGCTTGCATAAAAGTTCAACTGCTGTGGTCGAAGATTGTCTCCTTCTTGGAGCACATGACCAAAAAACAAATCACCCTCTTGAAGACCTCGTTCTTTAAACGGACCAACATAGCGGGTCGAGTTTACTCGGCCAGCGCTAGTCAGTTCATCTAATGCATCTTCACCTCGAATAAGAAAAAACTTCTTTCCCTTTTCGGAAGTCATAATAGGAAAATAACCCTTAGTTACATATCCTGGTGGTGTTGCACCAATTTCCGCTGCACGTCTCTGAACGTCCCCAACCATAGTATCGAGAGTTTGTCTCAACTCTTTTCCAAGCGTTATCTGATCTGCACTAAGTCCAAGACTTAAACCAGCAGCATCAAGATCTTCATTACCGGCAAGAAGCAGATGCATAACATTTCTATTTTCTTTTTTAGAAAGTTGATCAAACATTGCTTTTGAATTTGATGAAACATCTTCACCAGCCTGTGATGTTGCTATTCTTCTCCAGTCATCAATTTCAAGCATTGTAAGATTCAAGTTCACTTCATCTGGACTCATTCCGCCACGTGCAAGTTTTACTCGTGCATCACGAATAAAATCCTCACCAAATGGTGCAAACTTTCCAACACCGGTTGGAGTCGCAACAGCCTGCAAGGCGCCACCAACTTTGGTATTCACCATTCCAAGTCGTGCACCATTTAAAACATTTTCAGCAAACTGACCAATTTTGTCAGTTCCAGGAATTTTTACTCGACTGCCAAAATAATAAACACCAGGTCCTTTAATGCCCATGTCTCTTGCTACTTCAGGAACAAGATCATAAAGTGTTCCCTTACCTCTTGCAAGAATGCCACCGGCAACTTCGTTTATAAAATCATCTGTGTAATGTGCAAACTTTTCTGGTTCAAGTCTTGCCATGCGTGCCATTCGTTCACGTGTAAACTGTGCAAGTTTTTGTCTGCCTTCACGACCAATCACTGTTTTACCAAGAACACCACGAGTTTCTTTCATTACAATTTTTGTTGTTCCAGTGGCAACATCAAATACTTCATCTGCATATTTTGCTTTTGATGCAACAGTTCCACCCAACGTTGCGTATGTCAAAGGGTCTAAGAGAACATCTCCAAGAAATCCAACGACACGACCCTTCCAACCCTTCATTGGAAAGGCTGTACCAAAACCATAGTTTACATCTTTGGTCTGATTAAACCAGTCACCAAAAGACGCTTTGGTATTTTTATCCGTATCTAAAAGATCTACAGTTTCACGAATTGCAGATATGACAGCACGCTTGGGTGTGTCAAGCAGTTGTATCGGTGCAAGTATTGCCTTAGAAAACCCGGCAGGTTTTTGCATCTGCTTAAATATGTCGTTTATATCACTTGTGTAATACGCACTCTTCTTCGGTGCCTCATAGTTCTTGTCTTTGCTATAAGGATTATTCTTAAGATTATCTAAAAGAAATTGCGTCTGTGGTGACTGACGAACTTCAGTCTTTTTTTCAAAAGGTATTGCAACTTTTTTTGTAGGAACCTTACTAGCAGAAATCTGCTTCAAAGCATCAATAACTGTTTTCTGGTTCGCTGGATTAGGCTGTACCACGTTTCGCCATATTCTTGTAGATAAGAGCAAGTTTCAATGCTTCAGTCAATGGTGTTTTACCCTGTTCTGTAAGTTGTCTTTCAATCTCCGTACCAAGAGTCTGTGCTTTAGCGGCCTTACCAGAAGCAGTATCACTTCGACGAGCAATTATTGAGTCAAGGTAATCAGCATAAAGATTACGACGCTGTGTAGGGTCTTCACGAATAATTGGTGCATTACCAATTTCCTTTAAAGCAGCCTCTGCACGCTGTCTTTCACGTTTGCTTTGCTTATCATTAGGATTTTCTCCGGGACCAAAATCTAAACCAGGAAAAATATTTAGACCAAACATTTTTCCAGGATATGGAATACGTGGAATAACTCGTCCAAGTTTTCCAGCAGCCTTACCAATTGCTGGCCAAAAAGGAAGATCCTCTTCTTGACGTTTATTTCTAGCGGAATTATCTTTTTGAACTTGCAACAAATAAGCAAGTTTTTCTTTATCCGTTGCATAAGCAACAGGATTCCTGTATTGATTAACAACATTACTTTTAAGTTTTGCTTCTTTAGCAGTTGCTTCATCAAAACCTTGATAAATGTTTTCAAAGTCTTTAGGTGCATATTTGGTCAAGTTTTCCAAACTAAACTTTTCACCGTAACCAGGAAGCCCTTGCTTCTGGAATGGATCTTGTTCAAGACCCTGTTCCATAATTTTTGATTTAACAGTTTGCTGTTCGGCAGCAATCGAATCAATAAACTTGTTCCAAGCAGTTGGCTTAACGTTCTTTGGCGCCATGTCGTACAAACTCCATGGCGGTGAACCAGCACGGATCTGTGAAGCAGCAACAACATAAGGATCCTTTGGATCTCCCTGAGCAGCCAACATTGTGTTGGGTGCATAACGCTCCCACAACTGTGTTTCATCAAACTGTGGCTTGGGTTGATATGTTCCCATAATCAACGACAAAACAGGATCCATAGTTGCACTTGAAAAATCGCTAAACTTGCCAGCCTTCATCAAGTTAAAAAGCATTGCTTGGTCTTGTGGATCCATACCTTATAAACCTTTCGTTACTTGCCAGCAACGGCTTTAGCCAAAGCAGGGAACGTTTTCTTTAGTTCGGCCACAGTCGCTTTAGGATTCTTGGCAATATAGGCAGGAGCAAACTGCTTTACTGCTTCTTTAAAGTTTGGTGTATTTGCTGCAATCTGAGCAATGTTCTCAGACTTAGTAAGAGGAGCGTCAACTCCGGTCATCTTGATTAACTCTTCTTGAAGAGTATTACCCTTCTCGCCCTTGGCTTGGTCAAGATTAAATCGTTGTTGTGAAATGGTATCCATCAACTGATTCAATTGATCTTGCTGAGACTTTGCAGCCATTGCTTGATAAGCAGCCCGTGAAGAACCCAAGGTCTGGTTAGCAAAATTTTGGCCCATCTGTGCTTCACTCAAACGTGACTGTTGTGATGCCTGTGCTGCACGATTCAACAAATCATAAACAGAATTCATTGCACCAGCACCAGCCTGATTGTAAGCATTCTCATTAGCAACCTGCTGGCTCACCGGTGCACTATCAACACCATAACCTTGCAAGAATTGCTGTGAGTTATCCCCAACTGTGGTCGGAGTAAATGTTGCACCAGCAAATGGATTTGTGTTGTTTTGTGCAAGATACTGATTTAAAGCATCGTAACCCTGTTTGGTCATGCGGCTAGCGTCAGCGTAGCCAGCACCAATGTTACCCAAAGCAGAATCATAAACACCCTTAATCTGTGATTGACCTTGTTTTTGCATTGCATCAAGATTTCCACCAAGGGTGTCATACATATTTTGCCAATCACCAGTGTTGTAATAATCTTGCATTGCTTTGTATTGTGCTGCCTGTCTAACTTTTTCAGCAATTGCTTGTTGTTGTGAGTCTCGATACTTCATCATGTCAAGAGCACTAGTTCCACTACTAGATCCACCACCCAAAGATGCCCTCAAAGAAGCATAAGGATCCGTAAGGGTTACAGCAGAAGTTGTACCATCAACTGCTGTAGTTGGAGCATAATTAGAACCATATTGTTGTTGATTATAAGTAGTACGTTCAGTGGGTGTAGCACCACCATAATAAAATGGACTCTGATTTATTTGACTTGTTGCATAAAGTTCAGCACCACGTTCCAAACGATCAGCCGAACCACGAGCATTAGGATCAAAAGTAGTAGTAGGCGTAGGCCATACACTCACGTTGGATTGCTGTGCTACCGGCACAACACCTTTGCTACCAGACTGAGTAGTTCCTCTATCCGCTGCCATGTTATACTCCTGACCTCATCTGCATTAGTGCTAATGCATCTTGTTCAATTTGAGAATTTTTATCCGCTTCCAAATTCTTTAAATCATTCTCATACTGAGAAGTTTGCTGTTTCTGTTGCAAACCAAACTGTTGATTCTGTTCATCCTGTGAACGTTGATAATCAGCAGTCTGTCTTGTTTGATTCTTACCAAAATCAACCATTGCTTTCTTAAAAGCACCAGACCTAACAGTAGGAGAAAGAAGACCACGACGACCAAAAGAAGCAACCAAAGGTTGTTGCTGTTGCTGAAAACTTTCATTCAAATCCTGCAAACCACGTGATGCACGTTGATTAGAAATGAAATTAGCATAAGCCTGCATAGCATTATTAGACGCATAGTTGTCCATCAACCCACGACGTTGCTGTTCAAAAACTGCTGGATTATAAGCCATTACCTGTAAACACCTTTCTTATCTGGTGTAAATTGTTTAACATAATTCTTTTTTACATCCTGTTGCGTTTTAATTAAAAGATCAACATCTTTACGCAAACGAACAATCTCTTCCATTAAAACAGAAGTTATCTGCCTAATAGCATCAGCATCAGTTGACTTTAAAGCACCAATTGCCGGTATAGAGAATTCGTTAATAATCATCCAAATACCTGACTCGCCAAAACAATTTGATCCGTAACAGCCAAACCATTTGGCACATCCGTTGAATCAAGTTTTACATAAGTTACAGTTCCATCAGTAATTTTTGATGATGTGACAGCATTAGCCGCAAGTTTTGCGTTAGTAATTGACAAAGAATCAATGTACGTCCCAGAACTTAAACCATCAACATAAAGTTGAACAGCAGTAAAGTTTGCATTAACCTGACTAGCCTCAGCAATGGTTCCATTAGTAAATGTATGTGGAATAGAAATAGTCATTATCCAGTGACCTTTCGAGTGTTGAACTTATAAGAAATACTGTCAATTCCCCATTCAAGTCCGGTAGGACCAGTAAAAAGTAATTGAACAGACTTGGCCATACCAAGATTTGCACCACGAACAAGTTGAGCACCAGCAGCCCTATAACCCCAAACACCAGAGTTCCAACGACCTTCACCCCAAATCATTCCACTAGCACTTGCTTCAAGATTTAAATTAAACGTTCTACGTTCATTTCCAAGTGCTTCTTCAAAATCATGAAATGCTTTAACACCAATTGTTCTTGCAGTATCAACTTGTTTAATAACAATATCTGGACGTCTAAACATTTTTCTCATTGAATAGGATTGTCCATCAACCCAACCGGTTCGATAGTAAGAATCAAAACCAATTTCTTCAGTAGCAATTAAATCTGATGCAGTATCATATTGGTCTATTTTTAATACCCTGCCATACTTAGAATGAATACCCAAAGGTATTGCTTTTCCAGTTGAATCAATCCAGTCAACACCACCACAAATGGCATAACCATCTGCAGTTGAATGTCGCATCCAAGCACCTTCATTAATCTGTGGGTCGTAAACAAAACTTGTCGTAAGATCACTCACTGCTGTGGTCGTAGAATACGGCATTGACCACCAGACCCGTCGGTTGATGTACGAAACCGACACCTTGTTAATTGATGCATCAGAAACATGCCCTAAAGGGAAAATAGAATTTATACTCATTGACACATTGGTCAATGAGTTTCCATTGTAGTAAAACAAACCCTGTGGATGTGAATAAAAGTAAACTCCATTTTCGGCCACAGCCATATGGTGATGACTTGCTACACCAAGTTTTGATGTTAACTCAACAACTTGAAAATCTGTGTTGTCATACCCATAAACAACGTAAACAGCCTTTGGTTTAAATACAACCAATTGTCCTTGGACTACCGCTACAGCGTTTACTCCAAGTCCACCACCCTGGAAATCAATGTAATCATCTTCGCCCCAGTTTTCTGGTGCTCCTTCAAGCGACCATCTAACTCTGTTGGGGTAAGTAATACCATCTTCAGTTGTATTTGCTGCAATAAGTTTATTTGCATGAATAATTAAATGTTCTGCTTTTGGAAGATGATGAACAGATGCATTAACTGCTGTTTGCCAATCATTTGGATTTGTTCCAGCCGCACCTAATGACGTTGCATAAGTGTCAGTCACAGACCACTTGTATCCACCAGTTCCAGCGGAACCAGTGCACATGTACATTACGTCACCCCATTGGGCCATGCATACACCATGTGCCGAACTAGAAGTAATTGGGTTTCCAGCAGAATATTCAAGTGCTGTAAAGTTTGTTCCAGTAGATTTAAATACTTTTTGATTTGCTGAAAGCATAATATATGGAGTTGTGCCAGCAAAGTTAAATAATCTTTCGGGACTCCATGTTCCGGTAAATGGGACTACCGTTGAATTGATTTCACGCATAGCACCACGAGTAAATAATCCGCCACGTGGGTCTACTTCAATATTAAACATATCAGGTGACTCATTACGCTTTAATTGAAATTGGTCTGCACGAAGGTTCAACCCACCAGTAAAGTCATCAAAACGTTCAACGGATACGGCAGCCATTAGTTTCCTAAAGTTGCACCAAGTGTTTGCAACCAACGACGCATAGTTGGATACCTACGTCCACCAGACATGATTACTGGTTGTGCACTTGATGCTTTCATCAAGTCACGTCGTGCTAGTCCGACACCTTCTTCAAAGGTGCGGAAATACATTGCCGATAATTCTGCGTCTTCTTGGCGTTGATAAATACGACCAAGAACAAAATAAGGTAGCAAAGCATGAAACCACACATCAAGATCAATTTCTTCTGCCGTGTCGGTCAACCAAGTGTAAACAGGATTTCTATATGCACGAAGAACCAAGTTGTAAACAATGTCTGGCTTCGGCCACAGTTGAAGTTGGTTATCCCAAAAAGAATAAAAATATGGTCGTCCTGGAACGTTTGTATTGGCAAGCCAAATACGTTCTGCCTCATCATAAGGTATAAGAGTTAAACGATTTCCTGATGCTGTGTCATCAATGATCGAGATAATTTCTCGAATGTCACCAATGTTTGCAATAGTGTAGTTTTGCTGAGCAGCAACAGTACTTAACGTATACGACTGTTGGAGATAAGGCCAACGACGTTCAAGCATGTAAATGCGTTCAAACCCTTCACGGGCAAATTGATCTACAACCGAATCTGGAAGATCGGTTTCATCTAGGTCAACCATATTTCTGACCTGTGTTCGAAGATCGGTTAAAGTTATACTCATTTAGCCTGACCCTTCGACCTTAGATGACCTACACAAAAATCAGTACCTTTAGCCTTTGGACCTTCACAAGTGTCTTCGTTGGCTATGCAACGGTTGCGACCTATGTAGGGAGCAGACGGAGCAGCAAGTTTTGCTCCTGATACTCCGGCTAATCGCATACCGGATACTGGTTTTCCATAATAGGAATGGGCTGGTGTAGCGTTTTTCATATACAACTAGCCCGTTTTGTTACATATCCCCCACCACGGGGGAGGTCCATGGTGAGGGAATGTTAATTAACTATTTTTAATAAAGCATCATTTTCTTTGATGTGGATGGCTTTGCTGGCTTCCGTGTGTTCGGACTAACAATCTTCTGAACTTTTCCTGCTTCAGCAATTCGTTGACCAACACTACGAGTGTCCTTTGGCTTTGACTTCGAACTTCCCTTAGGGAATCCAGAAACCGATGGCTTAGGATTAAAAGGACCATACTTGCCAGTTCCACTCATACGTGGTTCTTTGCTTCCAGTATTTGCATACGAAGTCTGCTTACCTACACGACCCATACGTACTGGCTGATCCCCACTGGATTTTGGTTTAACAATTGCTGGAGTCATGGGTTTATTTGGGGTAACAGAAGATGACCCGGAAGTTTTTTTCTTAGGTGCAGCAAAACCCTTGCGAGCAACATTGCCAGACTGAAACTTCTGTTGAAGTTGCTTACGCATTTCAGGAGTAACAGTCTTGCCAGCAGCCTTCATTTCAGCCAAACGAGTCTGAACAAAGAAACGCTGATTAGCCTGTTTAGCAGTAATACCTTTTGATGCAGTTTTATCTGCAACAAATGCTTTACGATCAGCAACACGTTTTGCTACAGCGGGTTTCTTTTTTGCACGACTTGTTGGTGCACCTGCTGAATACTCATTCATTGGCATAATTAATACATGCTCTTTGAACGAGTAGTTCCACTCTTGCGACGCTTTGAAGCGTCTGCAGCATCAGCCTTACGCATTACTTGACCCTTAGATGCAACAGCACCCTTACCAGCCTTCGTAGGGCCACGAGTATCAGGTTGTGCTTTAATAGCACGACCAGTTGAGAACATTCCACCCGGTCGGAAATCTCCAACCTTCTTGAACTGACTCGGCTTGTTATTCTTTGACGGCTTCTGTGCTTGCTTCGTCATACGAAGTGACTGTGCTTCAATTGCTTTTTTTGGTGGATACTTACTTGCCATTAGAGTCTCCTAACTCAATAGTAAAAAGGGGGAGTGAGCCAGAAACACCCACCCCCCCAATTTAATTACTTACTTGCGGTAAATGCTTACCGTGTTCGCTGCGGTGAAAACACCAATGAACGTTGCTGACGATGCTGCTGCAACAGTTGCCGAACCGACAAGAGTTACACCAGATGCACCGGCAGTAAGGGTAATTGCATATGTTGCTGGAGCAAGGTTAACAACCGTGAACTCAATTGAAGTTCCGACTGCCTCATCAGTGAAAGCAGCACCAAGTTCCGCACCGGTTGGTGTGGTCAAGGCACGACCTGCTGTTGGTGTCATCGTGTAA